TACTGATATTGAGGCTGACGAGGTTGGCGCTGTTCTTGACACACTCCTTGGCGCAGAACTTACCGACACTCAGTTTGACAATGTCCTAGAAGCCGTGTTTACCGAAGATGTTTCGGCAGATGTATTCACCGAAGCACTAACAACAATGCTAGACGCAGACCTCACCAGCGAACAGTTGACAGTAGTTTTGGATTCAGCATTCTCGGAGGATACTTCTGCTGAGAATATGGTGACGGCTTTGGAATCAATCTTTGATGGTCCGCTTAGTTCTGGCGACCTAGACAAAGTTATGGACGCAGTATTTGACGAGGACATTTCCGCTGCAGACACTATGACCGTACTTAACGACTTGCTTGAAACAAATCTCAGCCAAGCAGAAACAGAAGCAATTTTTGACAGCGTGTTTGACGGTGACCTTTCCGATGCAGAAACCATTGACCTTATCGTTGATGTATTGAAAGACGGTCTTACCGCAGACAATTTGGGCGCCGCACTTGATGCAGTCTTTGACGAAGAAGTAAGCACCGAGGTTTTGATTGAAACCTTTACCGCAGTCTTGAGTAATGAACTTAACGAAGAGTCGCTCGGCGTCATCGTAGACGTCCTTGAATCAGACACGATTACGAGCGAGCAAGTTGGACAAGTTGTCACATTGGTAATTGAACAGGAAGGTGGTATTCCTAGTGACCAAGCAACGGAACTGGCAACGAGCCCCAAAGTGCTTGAAAGCATTGACGGCGAACAAGCGACAGAAGTGTTTGCCGCAATCGTTGTTGCCGAGGTCTCGGAAGAAACGGGTACTGAAATTGCCGAGGCACTTACGGACGCCCCAGTAGAAGTTAAAGAATCTTTTGAGGAAGAAATCAATGTGTTTGCTGGTGTGTTTGATACATATGTTGCTTTGGGTTCGGAAATCAATGTTGGAGACCGCCGTACAGTAATTGCCGTAGGAGCCGCTGCTGCCGTGATAGGTGCTGCTGGCGCCTTAGGCGGGGCTTCTCCATCAGGCGGTGGAGGTCCATCAAGTGGCCCAAGTAACCCATCTAGCCCTAATGACTCGGCTAGGAAAGAAGAGGAGGAAGAGCCTAACGGCGAAATTGCTGGCGATGGTGTTGAGTGGATAACAAAGATATCTATTTTTAAGTACAATAATGGAGTAAGAGTTTTAGATTGGAGTCAATTTATGAAAAAGTTCAGTTACGGTATCCTTAATTTAGGATTTACAATTTCAGGCTCTTTAGTTGTTTACCTAACGCTGTCTGGAAACATTCAAAGAATTGCTGGAATCTCTTCAATTATTGCACTTATGGGCGCTTTATACCTGCACATGAAAGAACCAGAAGGCGAATAATAAAAGCATTTGCTGGTATACTAAATCCTCAACACAATAACTTAACGAGGTATTAATGCTCCCAGATAAAGATGTCCTTGATATCGCAAAACGCGAATGTAAAGGCGACGCTACGGCAGAGGAAGTTTCTTGGCTTTGCGATGAAGAAAATCGCTTAGCATGGTGCCACGCTTTGATTACTGCCCTTTCTGATTCAGATTCGCAAATGGTTTTTCATAAAACCAGAATAGATATGTTGGCAAAAGATTCTCAATTAGGATTGATGGATGTCAATGACTACCATGAAGAAAAACTTAAGTTTGATGATTGGTTCAGAAAAGCACAAAGATACAGAAACGGCATAAGTAAAAGACTTTCAGAGGTTAAAACAATTATAAGTGGTTCTTCTAGATTGAACCTAGTTGAAGAAAACGCGCGGCTTGCACGTGCAATCATCGAACACAAACGCGCCTCCTTTGAAGGGGATTACAACGCAGAACCACACGATATTTACCTGTGGCAGACAGTAACGGAAAACTAGAAATCTACGACCCGACGGCGCTAGTAAAGGCCGTAAGGGTTTTAGCCGATACCTGCGATGGGGCCCAAGGAAAAGATTTTGTTGGTTTCAATAGGGCGGATTCTCGATACGGGACGATGCTTGCTTTGGCCCCAGCATCAAGTTGGACTAATTCTGTTTGCTACGAAGCATGGATGATGCTTGCTAAATATAAAAATCAATTATTGCTAAATAATATTAACTACGACGAAATAGCGCCACCCTTGCGTCCGTTAAATTTTAATAACGGATTTGACAAAGGCAATATTAAATTAGTTAATCAAGCAAAAAATTCTGTGTCAACAAATGGTGAACTATTTATTATCCGTTGTGAATACGATGAACAACTGATAGAACAGATACGTACAGTTCCAGGCATTTTTTGGAATACCCAAGCGCTGGTTTGGATTGCTCCGCTTTCAAGCGAGCAAGAAATTATAAAACTTATACGAAATTATGGATTTTCGGCATCGGAAGGCATAAACATAATGGGAATAACTACTTCGCCAATAGCGAGCGACAACAAAAAAATTACAATATCAAAAAGCGGCAGATTAATATTCGATTTTGAATATCAACCGGAAATTGTTGCAGAAATAAAAAAAATTCCTGGTCGTCTTTGGGATGCGAAAAAAAAGTTTTGGTCGGTACCTCCAGTTATTTCCGGCGTTGAAATAGCAGAAAAATATGGCTTTTCGATACCCCCTCAGATTCGTGCAGCGATTATGGACTCAGCAAAAAGAGAAGCCGATTTGCTAGAAAAATCAGCATCAGTTGATTCGGATATTGAAGTACAAAACCTTTCTGGCACCCTTATGCCTTATCAAAAAGCAGGTGTTGCTTATGCAACCTCTGTTGGTCGTTGCTTAATTGCAGACCAAATGGGATTAGGAAAAACCGTGGAGGCGATAGCGACGCTTGAGTTAAGAGATGCATTCCCGGCAATCATTGTTTGTCCTGCATCCCTTAAAGAAAATTGGCGCCGTGAACTAAATAAATGGCTGCCGCATAGGGTTGTCAATATCGTGTCCGGGAAAACCGACATCGTGAATACTGATGTCAACATAGTTAATTACGACATTCTTTATAAATTCGTTGACGCAATAAAGCATCTTGGGTTAAGCGGATTAGTGCTTGATGAATCGCACTATGTAAAAAACGGTTCATCAAAGCGAACCAAAGCAGCAAAAGACATAGCCTCCAAGGTTCCCAAATCAGGCAGTCTTTTACTATTGTCCGGGACGCCGGTAACAAATAGACCCTCGGAACTCGTAAGTCAACTTGAAATCATGGGGATGCTAAGTCGCTTTGGAGGAAAGTGGGCATTCCTTAAGAGATATACGGCTGCCTATCACAACGGTTTTGGTTGGGATACAAATGGCGCAAGCAACCTAATAGAACTCAATACAAAACTTAGACAAAATTGTTATATTCGTAGAACGAAAGATGAAGTGTTAAAAGAATTACCAGAAAAAAGTAGGAACATAGTCCACCTGGAACCGAGTGGAAAAGGGCAAAAAGAATACATTTCCGCAGAAGACGACCTTGTTCTTTTCCTGCGAGAAAATGGTTACAAGTCTAAAGATTCGTCCGAACATATGGCGCGTACTCAGGTTCTAAAACGTCTTGCTGCTTGGGCAAAAATGGATTCTGTTGAGGAATGGATTGATTCGTTCCTTGAATCATGCGATAGGAAACTTGTTGTTTTTGCACACAACGTTGATGTCGTGGACCATCTTGCCGGGAAATACGGCGGCCTGCGTGTTAGTGGGCGTGATTCCCTTGAGGAGCGTCAGCATGCTGTTGATTCATTTCAGACAGACCCAAAATCAAGAGTCATTGTTCTTAACCTTCAGGCTGGTGGTGTTGGTATTACTTTGACTGCTGGTTCCGATGTTGTTTTTGTTCAGATGGGTTGGACCCCCGGCGAACATGACCAAGCAGAAGATAGATGCCATCGAATAGGGCAAAAAAATAATGTTCAGGTTTGGTACCTACTTGCTTCAGGAACAATCGATGAAGATATTTATCATTTAGTAGATTCAAAACGTTCAGTCGTTGATGCTGTAACGGAAGGTGATGAAGTCGAGCATCAATCATTAGTAAAAGACTTAATGAACAGGATACTTGCTAAAAAGAATGATTAGACCATAGTCGGGCTATACGAATCCTTAGTTGAGACTGTGTTAGGCCATCCGGCCTCAACAAAGGAGTTAGTCATGGACAAGAAGAAGATGAGTTACGACCAAGTTCTTAAAGGTGGAGCATTGGGTTTGATTGTTTACGTTTGCGATAAATACAACGTAGACGCAGAAATGACAGCCTTACTGATGCCACTTGCGGCCGCAGGCCTTGCTGTTATCAGCACAAAAGTTGGCGACCCAATGGTTGCTTCATTTTTGGCTAAAAAACCAGAAGGCGAAAAGGCGGCAGCCAAAAAGTAGGTATCGCTACCTCGGAGTGGGCGCTCGGTGCGTAAACACTCCGCCGAGCGCCTTCTCTGGTTTTAATTTATGGAACAAATTAAAAATATTTTATTGCGCATTTTGGCGACATTCGCCGCAAGTGGTTTAGGCGTGATAGGCGCTGGGACCATAGCGGGTGTTCCTGTTTGGAAAGCAATTTTTATGGCCGGGATTGCTGGTGTTGCGGTTGTTGTTGAAGGATTGTCTAGGGCATTCTTGAACGATGGCAAACTCAGTATTGATGAAATTGACGCCGTATTTAGTAAAGTACAAAAACCAAAGCAGGACAATCCTGCTACTGAACAATAAAATTTTTTATAAAACTAGGAGAGAACATGTCTGAACTATATATTAAAAAATTAACCCCGCCGGCAGACGTTGCTGGTCACAAGCCAGGGCGTTTACCGGAATCTCTCCTACCAAAAGTTGATGGTGGGCGCCTGCATTGGCTTGCGGCAAATGCATGGAAGGCAATGAAAGCCGCTGCCGCAGCAGATGGGGTTGAACTTAAGCCCACCAGCGCAGGCGATTTATATCGCTCCTACGACTCACAACTTGCCGCTTTTAAGCAACGATACCTTGAAACAGAAATCCCGGGTCAATCAACTCGCACTTTTGAAGGCAAGAAATATTGGCTCAAAAAAGGTATGGCCCCTTTGGCGGCACCAGGCACCTCGCAGCATAATAGCGGCTTGGCTGTTGACGTGCATACTGCTAGTGGCCCGCGCTTGCAATGGATGATTGCAAACTGTGCAAAGTTTGGATGGAGTTGGGAAGTTGTGCCCGAAGAACCCTGGCATATTCGTTATACAGAAGGTGATAATGTTCCTGAGGCCGTAAAAGCATGGATGGCAGCAAATCCAAGTGAAGTATGTGTTGCCGGAGCGACAGCAGCACCAGCAGCACAGCCCGCCCCAAAGCCAGCAGTCACTTCTGCAGTTCCACAATCAAGCGGTGAAGAACAAGTAAAGCGTGGCAAGGCTAATGCTGCATCTAATCCAATTCTTCAACTGGGTTCAAAGGGTTCCGCAGTTCGAACACTGCAGCAACTTTTGAACAAAGCCGGAGTTAAATGCGCAACAGATGGAGATTTTGGTGCAAATACCGAAATAGCGGTAAAGAATTTTCAGTCCAAGGTAGGAATTGAGTCAACAGGTGTTGTCAATCACAAAACCTGGGCGAAAATAAATCCCTAGAGAATACTTTATCTATACTCACAAACCTGTGAGACTTCAAGCGTGTTGATAACCAACACATCAAGCAGAGCAACAAAGGAGTCATAACAATGGCTGCAAATACATCGACAATCTCATTTGACGTACATGACTGCAAAGTTTATCCAGTTACGGCAGATGCAACTGGTGGCATTACATACGGCGCAGCCGTTGATGTCCCAGGTATCCAAGAAGTCTCGGTAGAACCAAACTTCATTAGCGTTGAATTAAAAGGCGACGGAAAGGTGCTTGCCAAGAAAGGTAAAGTAGACCGTCTTAACTTTTCTGCAACATACAGTGAACTGAGCCTTCCAGTACTCGCAACAATCTTTGGTGGAAGCGTAAGCACTTCTGGCTCGGGCTCATCAGAAACCGCCTCGTATGAATTTGACGGCGACTCGCTTCCAAACTTCAAGATTGAATTCTTGGTCAATGACCTTGAATCAGACCTTGCCGAAATGGTGTTTGTTTTGAACAAGTGTCAAATCACAGGTGGAACGATTATGTCGGGCTCAACTGACAATTTCTCAACACCATCGTTTGACGCAGAAGCAATTTTGCCAATCGCATCAGGTCTTGGTTTCGGAACAGTTACCTTCCGCGAAGCATCAAGCGGTCTTAGCGCCTAATAATCAAATAGTTCTGCTGGTGTGAACGCCAGCCTTGGAGTGGTATTCTGCTCCAAGGCTGGCGTTTGCGCGTCTTAGGCAATCGTGTATACTGCCCCTATGGACTACACACCGATGATATTAAAAAACAAAGGCATTCCTTGCGAATTTGCAAAACTAAGCAAAGTTGGGGATGTGCTGGAAGTAAATTACAATGACGACGGAGAAATAGAAAAAGAAATTTTTCACGTCAGGTTCACAAACAATATTATTTCTGATATTGAATTGCATTTTGGTGGGCTTGAAGCATGGCAAGAGCAACTTGAAAAAACCCCATATACAACGATTCGTCAAACGCTTGCGTTCGCACTAAGGAAAACCCCCACAGAAACAGGAGATGCCATGCTCGATGGAGAACTAATGATGTATTCAAACATCATTGGTACTGCCTGGGCCGTGGCGAACGGAGTGGACCCCTTTATGGCGAGTCGAATGCTAAAGAACAGCATCGGGCTCGCCGAAGAACAAAAACGTCTCCTAAACGCGGAGTTGAGCAAAACGCTGAAAGCAGATTCCTCCCATGGAAGCAATGGTTCGGAATCTGGGCCGAAACGGGCCGCTCGTTCGAAGAATTCTGGGAATTAAGCCCCGCACAAGTAGCAATTGTGTTTGAAGCAAAAGGTTTCATGAAAAAAAGAGCAGGCGCTGAACAACTTTTGGGCTTGGCTGCCCAGATGGGTATGACTGTTAATAGATAAGTAAAATCAGCCGTTTGCTTAATTTGCATACGTGTGAGAAAATACGGCTATGCCAGCCGCAGCAACAGGTGGAGTCCCGCCACTAAACGTACAAATAGTCATTAGAACTGTTGGGGTAGGTGCTGCCGCGTCCGGCATGAAGACAGTTACTTCAGCAACAAAGGGAATGAGTAAGGGTTTCGCCGCCGGAACCATATCTTCAAGAACTCTTGGCGACGCCATGCGTCAAAGCGCAACATTGATGAAATACACCGTCGCTGGTGGATTTATGCAAATTGGTCAAGCGGCAATGCAGGCAAGTAGAAATTTTGAACTTTCATTTTCGAGAATTAAAGGTCTCGTAGGAATCAGCACCGACTCAATCGAGGCAATGAAGAAAAGCGTCCTTGAGATGGCGACTGATACAACACGAGGACCAGAAGAGTTAGCCGACGCACTTTACTTTATCACTTCTGCTGGTTTGCGC